TGCGAAGCACGCTCTTCGGGTAGCTGGACAAAAGATCGGAAAGATGTGATCTCCTTTAGCCCTTCGGGGCTATCCATCGTGATAGGCTTGAAATTCTTTTGCATATCCTGCGCGCTAGTTACTGCGCTAGTTACGCTTTTCAAATCATCGTTGAGTTGCTTGACGAATACCTCTGAAGAAGTGCGTTGAGCAGAACCAGCGGGAAGTTCGGCAAGAAGTTTGTTGGCCGCAGCAAGCTGTTCATTGATTCCAGCAATCTGCGTGTTCCCACGATCAATCACGCTGTTTAGGCTGGATAATTTTGAGTTGTTGTAATCTTGAACAATTTGATCGTCCGAGACTTGGAAGTTTAACATCGTGCCAAGGTCGGACGATCCGTAGTTACGGCCAGCGGAAAGTTGGGTTAAGGCCTGGTTGAACTCTGGACCAGCATTTGGATTCTGCATTCCCATACCACCAGAAGTCAATGCTTGGATTTGAGAGGCAAGAGAGTTGCGGGTGTTTTCTTGGCTTGTGACATCGGCCAACCGCTTCTCGTAGGTGTCTTGAAGATTCTTAATGTTGGCTTGTTGTTTTTTTGCAACCTCATTTTGAGCGTCAACTATATTTGTGTATGGGAAACCTCCAGCACTTTGATCGTAGCCGCGCCAGTCCATATTACGTGGGTTTGGGGTTAACAACGTAGAAATAGTGCCATCTTCATTGACGGCATACCTTGTTGGGCGATTTTCTTGTATGCCAATATTTCTTACAGCCATTTTATTTAGTACCAAGAGTTAGGTCTGGATTGCCAATGTTCGTGCCAATCGTGCCGTAAAAGTCAACTGGTCCTGGCTGGCGATTCATTGCCACATTCTGTTCGACTGAGCTATAGGGTGAAGCACCATACAAACGCTCGAACTGGCGAGTCATCTGATCGCCTAATCCACGATTCAAGGCATACGCTTGTGGGCTAGTCTCATACTGCCTGCGGAGAGATTCTAGGGTGCGTTGCGGTCCGTACTGCCGTTCTAACTGCATCCCAGCCTGCACGCCTGCTTGCTGATCCAAGGCCGATAACTGCCGTTCCAAGCCACGCTGGGCTGGTAGATATTGAATGCGAAGCTTGTTTTCCAGCTCTGCCATCTCTGGTGCTTTTTCAATGTAAGTCTCAATATTCTTCTTGTATGCCTCTGCATTGGCCTGCGCGACTGCTGCTGGATCGGGCGGAGGGGGCGGTGCGGGAATAGAAGGTGATCCACCCATGGTGTTAAACCCTAGCCTTTCGCATAAATGTCATATAGTCGTAACTCCTTGGTTTGCCAGAACGATTAAAGGTGATCCGCTTGCGAGGACCGAAACGCTCCCAAAGGAGCAACAGCAAGCAACGTAGAGATTTACCACCCTTTGAGGAGATCGTCAAGTCAACAAAGACATTCTCGCCATCTTCGCTATGCACATAATGGTCAGCCCTTTGACCGTCCTTAACGCACCTAGCCAAAGCCACCCCAGCAATCCCATCCTTATCCTCAACCACGCCTACCATCCCCTGCTTCTCAAACCAACCGTACCAAGCCTCTAGGTTGGGCCACATCGACTCGGGCACGCCACTCTCCTCTATATACTCTAGCGCGGTCATAGGGTCTTCTGTATCTCGATTGTGTCGGGGTTAGCCGCTGCCATGATCTGGCGGATAGCCATCTTGTTTGCTGAACTGGAAATCTTGATATTGATTAAACGCCACTTCTCGTACTTGCGAAGGTCGCTGGCAAGCTTCTTCTTGACCGAGGACGGAAGAACGGCTGGCAAGGTAAACTCCAGGGTTAGGGTTGAACTTGCTATGTTTATATTGGGAGCAACGCTGACATCCCCGACATCAACGTCACGCTGGATAAATACGTTCGCATCGCTTGAGAATGAGTTATCAAATACAATCTCGAAGTGGCTGCCATACTTGAGGGAGAAAGGATCTCCAAAGTTAAAATCTTTTGTTCTTACGAAGGACTCATAAGATGTTCCAGAATCAACGTAATCAGATGAAGTAGTTCCAGCAGGACTCTTAAACCCAGCGTACTTACTAATAAGTCCTGTTGTATTTTTCAGCATCAACCTTGAGCCTTCGGCGTTGAAATTGGTTAAGGCAAACTGCATTACCTTGGGAGTCCAAGTCCCCTCAAACGCCCCTAGCGCGGTGTTGTACACTAGCAAAGTATCGTTGGTATCATTGGCCTCAGTAGGGATCGCCAGAAAGTATCTATTGTCGTAATACATGGCGGTAGATACTGCGATAGCCTGCGTGTTGATGCTTTGGATAACGTCTTTCACTATCTCGGAAATTGGTATTCCAACTGAGCTAAAATCATCCGCTACAGACCGAACAAGCGATCTAATACCGTTGTCGGACAAGAACAATATATCGCTACTCACTTGAACCGCAGTGCCAGTTGCAACACACCCTGTATTATTGGATATGATGGACACAATCCAATCTGCTGCTGTGGTTGCATCACTTGGCACATCCACTTGGAATACCCTGCGCTTCTTGAATACGATGATCCTATTCTTGTAGTACGGCACGATTGCAGTTATTTCGTCACCATCATCGCCGTTGACAATAATGCTGTTGGTTGCATCCCATATTGATGGATCTAATATGTCCGAGGCGTAAAGCGTATTCCGATTAGCCCCAGAACCAACGGCGAACAACCTATTCTCCGTGTTAATCAAGAGCCTCAAGCCTTGCGGCGGTGGGCTGACCGTGGCTGTGGCAGTCGCGCCTGACCCATTGCCAACGATTGTGATTGTAGGTGCCGCCAAATAACCAGAGCCACCATCAACAACAGTCACGCCTGTTACCGCACCACCAGCAACTGTTGTAATAAAGGTTGGCACTGTCCCGCCCAAATTAGGTCCAGTAGCAATTGCCGTTGCGCTGGTATATCCGCTTCCAGCGGTAGTAACCGTTACAGCACGAACCTTGCCACCTTGCCTTGTAATAATGCTACCATCCCAATAATGAAAGTCTCCGTCAGCATCGGCTAGGTACATCTTGTCGTTAAACTGAGCCATCGAAACTTCAGTTGCGCTGTTGACTGAATAACCATTAGCCCATTGCTGAGTGGTGTAAGAGTTCCATGTGTTTGTTAATTGGCTCCAAGTAGCATCAATTGGGTGCATGGTGGCAGTGCCATTTGAATCAATGCTAAAGAACCTTCCGTTGGTTACAGTCAGCAACTGCTCGTTGGCAGCAGTCTCGTAGTAACGCATCCCGCCAACAGAACCAACCGCGCTGGTGGCAGTAGTGCAAAAGTTTGTTGTACCAACGCGAGTTTCAAGATTGCCCTTTGGGGAGAGGGTCATGTTTTGTAACTGCTGTACTTGATTCTCGGCTAGTAAGTCAGATTGTAGGCCGCTGGCTTGACCGCCTAAAAAACTCCTAATGCCGTCAAAAGCCAAGAGATCGTCTAGGTTATTGTCGTAGTAAGGCATGACTGCCTCCCTTTAAGCCGAGAACATTTCTTCTATGGTTAGCTCGCCCAAACTTTGCGGAGTGATCTGCTTGATGCCGCCAACCTGGCTCAACTCGTAGTTGGCCATAGCTGCAAGGTCAGAGTTAGCAGTTTGCGTGATGGCCTGCGCCTTGGCATATTGCCGTTCACGCTCAAGTGCATCAGAATGAGTCAAGGCTAGAACTAAGTGATGAACGTGGGGCAGGCGAAGTTCGTCATTTAAGGCTGAACTAGATGGAGGAAAGTCAACGATGTAGTTTGTTCTGGTAAGACACTTTAGTTTTTCGACAACACGCAATGGGATTGTGCCAGATGTGGCAAGCCTTGGGTAAAGATTTAGCTCTGCAACGCCACTGCTGTTTCTGCCTGTAAAGTGATAGGTATCTGGATCGCCAGTCCGCGCATCGTCAAGCAAGCCTGGGTCTTGGCTGATGATCGTAGCTAGATCAATCGGGTCAACCTCTGCATCATTGTAAGCAACCGAGAGAGGTGTTTCCACATTGCTACCAAGCGTGATTGTGCGGTTTGTTCCAACCGAATAAGTGGAGTTGGTGACAGTCTCACGCCAAGGCGCAAAGTCCCATACTCGGCGGTAGGCCAAGCTTGCGGCCTTTTGCAAGAAAGTAAGCGTATCCGAGTCGGTCTTGCCAACCTTCTCACCCGCATATTGGGCGATTTCAGTTAGGGTCATTTATGCCCTTCCTTAATTCAACACGCTTGGCCAGACAGCCTTAATCTCTTCAGGCGTGTTGCCAGCAATCTCAGTCAATGTCACATCACGCAAGGCTTGCTTCTTTAATGCAATCTCAGCCTGCTTGGTTGTGTCAGCAGCCTCAACAGCCTTCATAAACTCAATGTCAAGAGATTCCAAGATTGGCTTGCGAGCCTCACGCCACTTGTCTTTCCAAATTGCTTTGGCTTTATTTGGATTTACAATAATCATTCTTGGTACTCCCATGCGTTGCGGAATGTTGGGTCAGCGGTAATTTCTGAAGCGTCAATGATCTTGTAGGGCTTGCCAGTTGGAACGTCCTTGGCGGCTAGTTGTTCTAGGGTTCCCTTCCAGTTTGGAGAGGGGGTTAGAATGGTTACTCCGCCTTCGTCGTTGGGGTGTATTATTCTTTTCATATTTAATTTCCCAATACTATAAGGCACATTCTTGGAGTAGTTC